AGGCTAATCCATTAATTATAAGGGATGTTAAAGAAGTTGTTTTAACTAATCCAAACACTCTTATTCAATTTACTGAGTCAGTACAAACTGACTCACAACAATCTCATTCTACAATACCTGAAAATTCAATAAGAAATAATTCATTTTTATTAAAATCACCGTTATCTACAAGTGAAATATATAGTTCTTTTAATACCCATGGGTTTGGATGTCTTAATGTTAAGCAGGTTATTTCAATTGATGATGCTAAAGAAGTTGAAATGATTTCTGCCAAAGTTGTTAAAGCATTTGAACATTTTAATGTGAAAATTAGTAAAAGTATAGATAGTCCTTTAGGATCATATTCGTTAGTTAGTAATGCTGGAAAATTTCATTATTCAAAGTCATATATATACTGGTATGATAATGGGGGTGTTATTTCATTTATTATACCACGGAATTTTTTTATATCCGATAAATTTATTAAATTGTTAACTACAATGTTTAATCAAGATATTATAGGTAATGTGAATGGGAATTTTTTTGTTGAAGAACAGTTTAAGGAAAAATTTTTGTCATATGTACATAACTACGATTTTATAGTTTATAATACCACTCTAAATGAATATCAATTTGGTGAAATTGGAGTTGTCCAAATGTGGTGTGATCAATATGATGAACCTAGTTATATAGATCTTCCGTCTGAATCCGAAAGTGAAGAAGAAATTATACGATCAAGTGAAGATGAAGGATTAGATTTGACGACACGGGAGTGGAATTGTACTTGTGGAACATCAATGAAGCAAATACATTGGATGCTAGTTTCTAAAATTAGAAATGATGTTACAATCTTATACGATGAGAGAACTTATGAACAATATATGAAAGATTTTGACCAGTATGTTATTAATTCATCAATGCTTGGAATACCAAGCAGATGTGTGTGTCATCATTTATTATTAAACTTATATGGCAGAAAATTACACAGAGTATGTACACCATATATTAAACGAGCAGTTAATAGGATACTATATAATGAGCGAAGATTTACTGATGAGGAGATTAAAATAGGTTTTGCCCCACTTATAGATAAAATTACAACACGTATAAATGGTAAATGGC